CCTATAAAGCAACTATTTCGCTGGATGAGTTTGGTCAAAGAAAGATAAAGTCAAAGCTAGCTGATATCGAATCAGCACTTACAAGGGTTGGACAAGTTGCTATATCTTTAATGCAACAGTTATATACAACTGAAAAGATATTTAGAGTGGTTCAACCAAACAATTCTATGTCAGAATACGTTATTAATAAGCGTCTTGTTGATGATAAACAACAGGAAATAAAAGTTATTAACGATTTGACAATTGGCAAATATGACGTTATTGTTGTTGCAGGTTCTACCTTACCAAGCAATCGTTATGCCGAACTAGAGTTCTATATGGATGCGTACGCGAAAGGGCTTGTCGACAGACAAGAAGTTCTTAAGAAGACTGAAGTCTTTGATATGGAAGGCGTTATGCAACGTATGGATGCAATTGCCCAACTGCAAAGTCAGTTGCAGCAAGCAGGTGATAAGATTAAGAAGCTCGAAGGCGATTTACAATCCCGTGACCGAGAGTCAGTTAATCTTAGAAAGAAAGTCGAAGTTGAGAAGTTTAAGTCAGGACTGGACAAAACGCAGAATAAAGCTTCTGCCGCCGCCCAGCTATTTGAAAAACGTCTTGGCGACGAAGATAAAAACATTCGTGCTAAAATTGAACAGGCTGCTTCGGCAACCAAAAACTAAGACACCCTTGGCACGACAAGGCTCTTAACATATAAGGAAACTTAAAACAATGAATAGCGAACAAGCATTTAGCGAAGACACCCCTCAAGCAGAGGGCTCTACGGCTGAAAAACCGTTTTCTTTCGATGACGTGATTTTTGGACCAGAAGGTGAGAGAAAAGCAGACGCCCCTCCTAGAACTCAGGAGCAGGTAGCAGCAGACGTAAAGGCTCAAGAAACAAAGCCAGTTGAGATGGCACCTATTAATACAGGTGAACCAGCTCCAATCATTCCTACTCCGGAATTAAAACCGGTAGAAGGTCAAACTCAGGTTGATGGTAGCACTTATCAAGCTAAGAATGATGACAAGAGGTTTGAATACTGGCAATCAAAGGCATCTAAATTGCAAAATCAAGTTAATGAAATGCAACAAAAAATGCCTTTAATTGAGCATTTGGAGAGAAACCCTCAAATGATGCAACAGCCACAGCAAGCTCAAGCTCCTGTGGAGCAACAAACTGAAGAATTTCCTCCACCACCAGAAAAGCCCGGAAGACCGCGTAATTTTTCAAGAGAAGCCGCATACACAGACCCAGCAAGTGAATCAGCAGCGTATCTTGATGCAGTAGAAGATTGGCGAGATAATATGGATGAATATAATGAACTTAAGTCAGAATATGAAACTGCTAGAGTGCAGGATTATATGCAACAGCAAGAAATGGCGCGCCAACAACAGGTGCAACAACAACAGGCTGTAGCACAGCAACAACAACAAACTCAAGAAGTTCATGAGTATGTTCAAGGTCATTATGGTATGACGGCTAATGAAGCTGGAGAATTTATTAATAAGTTCTCTGACCCTAATTCTATAAGCATGGACAATTTAGTTCAGTTGTTTAGGATTCAAAAGGGAGGGGCTGCTCCCGTGACTAATACTCACGATATGCCTCAAGCTCCAAGCCCAGTTGTAACATCTCCTTCGCCTGCTTTCCAACAGCAACAAAGAGCGCAACAAGTTGCACCTACCATGGGCGTAGTGTCCGGGCAGAGTACAGCTGCACAGCCTGAAGTACCGGCTGGTCAAAAGTTTATGGAGGCATTAATAGGTAAACACAACGATAATAAGGCTTTTTAGCCTTGAAAGGTTAGGTAAATAACAATGGCAACAACATATACAGGTGCCACTAATCCATTTCAAGTAACTACTGGTAGTAATTTAAACGGTACAGTTACTGAATTTGGTGCGTGGTCAGGTAGTTTAGACGTAGATAATCTGCGTCGTAAGTTTGGCATTGGGGATTACGTAGCTCAGTTGGCTCCTGAACAATCATTGTTTTTTGCATACTTATCAAGAGTCGCAAAGAAACCTTTAGATGAAACAGTTTGGAAGCCATTAGAGTATCGCCCTCAATGGCAACGTAGAAACTTTACAATTAAAGCTGGCTCAGGTACGGGAGATATAGCCCTTACTGAAGCCGCTGGACCTGTGAGTGGGAAAAAATGGACATTAGCTGCTGCGGCGGCTGGTTCAGGAACAGCTCACCCTAAAGTTAACTACGACGCAAGTGGTAAAATGACAACAACTTGGGACCAAGACCCTATATACATGTTGGTAAATCAAATCATACGCTTAAAAGTTAAGGTAACTAGTACTGGTGCAAATGCTGGAACTGCTTATCATAACTTTAAAATCCTTAGCATACACGCTTCTGGCGCATTGCAATTAGAGTCTGTTAAACAGGACAATATTGCAGCTGCTGGTGGTGGTGCTGCTGTAGAGCTTATTGCTTATGATGATGATGATAATGTGCATGAAGGTCAAGTGGTTGGTAGTGCATTCGGGGAAGCAACAACTGCTCCAGATGGTTGGGTAGACAAAATTAGTGATGCAGAGTTTTATATGCAAATATTTAAAACTGCTGTGCCTCTAATGTCTGGTTCTGCTCAAGCAACTCGATATCGTGGTTTTTCAGATGAGTACCAAAGAATCTATACACAGCATGTAATGTCACATAAGATGGACATTGAAAATGCTATGCTGTTTGGTTCTGGTTCTTATGTTAATCAGGATACTCGTAATTCATGGGGTATTGTTCCTTTCATCGAATTAATGGGCGGAAAGGCCTACACAATGAATGCCTCATCAGATGGTTTTGATGCTATGGTAGACATTATGGAGAACTTTTTCGCTCCTGAGGTTGGAAATAGTGGACAAAAACTATGCTTAACTTCTCGTAAAGTTATTGCATGGCTTTCTAAACTAGGTAGTGCAACTTCTGGTTCTTTCCTTTATAACTCACTAGGTAAAGATAAGGATATGGTAGGTGCCACTGCTGGTACTAATGCTAGTAGCACCAATCCTTACAGTGTGTCTATGGATGTGAAAGGCTCTAAGTTTGCTCCAGTTCCAATTACAGCTATAACAACTGCGTTTGGTACATTCAATTTCGTAGCACATCCTCTTTTCCGCGGTCACGCTGAAAATTTATGTGCAGTTATTGACTTGGCTAATGTTGCTTATAGACCATTGGTTGGTAATGGGTTAAATAGGGATACGTTTGTAGAAACTAACATTCAAGATAACTCTGTTGATGGTCGTAAAGACCAAATAATTACAGAATGTGGTCTTGAAGTTATGCTTCCAGAAACGCATGCTTTAATTACCTTTAGCAATCTGTAAACTGTTAAAATAGGTTGAGGGGGTCTTAATTGGCCCCCTTGGCTGCAAGGAGATTATGGCATTAAAGTATTCACAATATATAGGAGGAACAAAGGTTGATGTAACAGCTGATTCTGGAGCTGTTCCAAATACTACTAAACATAAGGTTTCAGTATTAACCTCTGGTTCCTATGAAACAAAGCGTCCTAATTTTATTGCAAAAATAAAATGTGTAGACACAGAAGCGCAATGGACAAATGTAGATTTATATGACATGGATGGAGTGGCGATAGGAACTACTATAACACTCGAAGAATCTGATGAAGTAACAGGTCCTTTTGGAAAAGTTACAATTTCAAGTAGCCAAGCATCAGGGTCAGCATCTTCATCAATAACCTCAATAATGATATGGGAGAAAGAAGTACAATGAGTATAGATAAAAAAAATCAAAATGGAAAAGGTACTTATTCAATGAATTTAGACCTTTCTAATCCTTCAAGCACAGTAGTTAAGAGGAGTGCAGATATAGCGAAGTTTTCACAATCAATAAAAAGTGAATTTGCAGGCAATGTAGCTGCTGCAGATAGCATACAAAAATATTTAAGTGCTAATCCACAAGAAGCTAGGCACAATATGGCAACTTTAAAACATAAAAGTAAAATTGCACCAATGCGTCCTGCACCACCTTCAAAAGGAGGCGGGACTAGTGCTACACCCTCTAGAGGAGCACCTAGTAAAACTCCTCCTCCATCAGGAGATTCTGACTACGATGAATATAAAGAACTTCTTGCAAATAGGTATAAAAAAGGTGGAGAATTGCTTTAATAATGTCATCTTTATTTGAAAGAATAAACGATAATATTGGGCCTTATGTATTTGATACATATAGTCAGAGTGGTATAACATATACTATAGCTAAGTTTAATAACGGAACAGAGGTTACGGGTGTTAAGGTTAAAGAAACTTTAACAGACTTGTCTCTGCTTGTTCCAGATAAAGACGGAGTATTAAATAAATATAGTAAAAGAGATACTGATGATTTATATGTTGAATCTACTTCTACTTACACAGATAGTAAGATTTCAGCTGACTCAACTCCCGTGCAGGGTACTTACAAGGAGATTTTGACAAGATACTGTAAGCAAGCGATTCGTGATGTTACCGACAAGACATTAGCTGTGAATCCAAAAGATATGCACTTATTTTGTCAGAATCTCTTTATTATGAACATGGGGACATTTGGAGATACTTCAAATACTTTAAGTTTTGGTGATTATGCAGTTCCGTGGAAAGATTCTGATGGTGGGTTTCATATCGATAATAATTACATATTATGGGTAGGAAGGCAATATCAAGGATTACAGGTACCTGCACATGAGATATCTGCTGAAAAGGGACTTCGTGTTACAGATGCTGATAGTATATATTATTCTGGAAATGATTTTAGAAATCCAATATTTTATCGGTCTAGTAGTAAAATTTACTTATACCCATCTATAACAGAAACTGAGACTGGAAGATGTAGTATGGTAAAGTATGATGATAAATTTACAGTTGATTCTGAAGCTATAGATTACTTTCCAGACCATCTATTATTCTTAGTAGTATTATATGCATCTGTTAGAGCTCTTAAATTAAGTGCTGGAGATATGAGAAAAGTATTTAAAGATGATTATAGTAGCCCTTTAAAAGTTTGGAACACTTTATTTGGTTCACATACTGTTCCTGCGCCACCTGCAGTTCCAGACTCATGGACTGATACTGTTCCTACTGATTATTCTTACGGGAATAAGCAAATTGGAATGACTAAAGATGGAGGAACAGAGGTTGGAGCTGTTTCTGATTCAGACCTAGAAACAATAAAGACTTTAATGGCAAGTATATGGAACAGAATCGAAGAAGAGGAAGAGCCTAATCTAGTTCAAAATGAAATTGCTAGATTTGGAGTTTTAGTACAAGATTTTAATACAAAGTTACAGGGTGTAACTACAAAGTTTGGTTTAGAAATGCAGCAATGGACTGCAGAAGTAAATAATTGGAAGATGAATTTTGATACTGTTATGAATGTATGGCAACAATACCAGCAGACATATCAAGCTAATATGGGAATGTTAAATCAAGAAATTCAAAGGCTTGAAGCAGAATATAATTCACATTTCTTCCCAAAACATTATCAAGAAAAACGTAAAGAAGAAGGGAGCTATTAATGGCTGATACAGGGTTACAAAATATAAAGCTACAGGACGGTTATGTCAAATTGCTCCATACGAAGGGCAATGACGGTGTAAATGACTATTTAACACAAGTTGGAACATCTAATGGAGTTAATATAGTAGGTACTCCATTGTTTTTAGGAAATAAAGGAGAAGCATCTATCAATGAAACTCCTATGGTTAAGATTAAAGCGCAATCTGCATCTGCTACTTTTTTCGATATCACAGATAGGTTAGGGACAGCTAATGATTCTTCAAATGAATTGCCTATTTTAGAATTTATTTCAGATGGAAGCTTAACTACAACAGACTTATTCGGTGGTGGTACAGTAAATAAATCAAGAGCAGTTTGGTCTGGAAAGGTTATGCATGACTTTACACAGCGTGGTAGTGTTGAATTTATGGTTCAAAACAATACTAATACTGCTACTTTAGCTAATCATACTGGTACAAATTTTCACACAATTAGAAGAAATAATCCTGCTAATTCTGCAGATGGTCATAATGTAATGTTTTCACTTCCAAGTGCTTCAACAGATTATTGGCAGTTTGATAGAATTAAAATTAAATCAGACAATTCAGCTACAGCAGATATTAGCGCAGTTGGTGTTCCTGCTCAGTTTGGAGATACTAAAGCAACAAAATTTCTTATTGGGACCTCAAGAACTGACGCAACGTATGATTTAGATATAAATACTCCTAATAATATTAATTTGCAAGCATCTGGTAATATGGAAATATGGACAGATGAAAATTCACAAGTTAAAATGTATGGAAATCAAACTACTAAAATATA